TTTTAAAAGATAATAGTGCACTTTCAGCACAACTAACACAACAAACTAAAATAGCCGATAACGAAAATAAATTACAAGATCATCAATTACAAATGACAATAACACAGTCTATACTTGAAGATGAGCGTCTTGCAGGGCAACAAGACATACTTGACACATTGACAGCTTCATTAGAGATAATGAAAGAACAAGAAAAAGTTTTAATGAATCAAGTAAACGCTACTAGAACAATTGAATTTACAAGAAGGCAAGGGCTAGAAAATTTACTTAGAACTAGACAAGAAACTACAGGAGCTTTTGGTGTAGCTCACATGTTTGGACTGTCAAAACCAATAACAGAACAACAAATTGCAGATACTCAAGAAGAGTTCGGATTAACAAGACCAGAAGCAATTGCTGATTTACAAAAGTTCAATGCTCATTTAGCAGTTACAGAAATGCAAATGAAATTGATAGAAGGATTATCAGTAAGCATAGGAACTTCACTGGTAGATGGATTAGCAAACGCATTTGTAGAAGTAGCAAAAGGAACAACAACATTTGCCGATGCCTTTAGAAATATGACAATTCAAATACTTGCAGATATCGCAGCAATGACTATGAAAATGGCAATATTTAGAGCATTAGCTGGACTTTTTGCCACACCACACGTGCCAGTAAGTATGGAACCAATTACCGCGGGATTACAAACCAATATCGATGCTATGGTTAATGCTAAAATAGGCGGTAGATCAGGTGGTATTATGTCATCGCCAGGATATCGTTCATTTGCAAGAGGTGGTATAGCAATGGGGCCAGACTCAGGATACGCTGCAACACTTCACGGAACAGAGGCAGTCGTACCACTCGGAAATAGCAGAAGTATTCCAGTAGAATTAAAAGGTGAAGGCGGTGGAGTAAATAATATTACTGTGAATGTAAACGGCGGAACAGAAGGTGGCGGACAAAGTCCAGAACAAGCAAGAGCACTTGGACAAATGATACAAGTGGCAACAATGGAAATCATTCAAAGAGAGAAGAGACCTGGAGGAGTTTTAAGTAGATAATAATGGCAACAGCAATATTTCAAAATGGTGGAAGTAACATAAGTGGATTTTCTGCAGGAGTTCCTGTAGATAAAGGATTTACTAGATCAAATACACCTGTTATTCATTCAATAACTTATGGCGATGGCTTCGAACAAAGAATAGCAAACGGTATAAATAATTTACAGCAAACTATGGCAGTTACTTTTAATACTCGACCAAAAGCAGAAATAGATTCTCTTGTAGACTTTTTTGAAGATTTAGGCGGTGTATCAAAGTTTCAAATGACAATAGATAAAGATACAGCAGGAAGTGATACGAATGCAACAGAAACAATAAAAGTTGTATGTAAAACATGGAATCAAACATGGGACTATGATAATTACTATAGTCTTTCAGCAACTTTTGAAAGAGTATACGAGGCATAATGGCAGAGAAAATAGCAATAAAACAACTACAAAGTTTAGAAGAAACTTCTGCATTTGTTACATTATTTGAACTAGAGTATAACGATGCTGGTGCTTTTAAGTACTTTGTAAGAAGTGGTGAAGCAGATAATAGCACTTTACATTTTAGAGACTATGATAGTCCTGGAACAATTCGAGAATATGAGATACTTCCAATAACAGTAGAAGATTTACAACATAGTTCAACAGGCCCTTCTACAAGACCTATTCTTAGAATAGCAAATGTACTAAATACTTTTGAAACAGCAGTTGGAGTAAATTTAGATAATCTACTAGGCAAAAAGTTAATAAGAAGAAGAACACTGAAAAAATATTTAGATAATGGAAGTGGAAGTAGTAATAATCCACCAATTGAATTTCCTCGACAAGTTTATATCATTGATAGAATTGAAACTAGAAATGCATTAGAAGTTGCTTTTGAACTTACAACTCCTTTTGAAGTAGAAGGATTAACTTTACCTTATAGACAAGTAGGACATAACGCATGTAGTTGGATTTATCAAGGAGCAAGTCCAACAAAGAGTATTGCAAATCAGATAGGTGGGTGTACTTGGCATAGTCAAGGAAAGTATAATATAAATGGAATAACTTACACAGTATTTGTAAACTATGATGACGAGTATGTAATTACATCTGGAACCACATTCACTACTTTTAGCAGTAGTGCGAGTGCAAATGATTATAATAAAACTACTGTAGCTTATTCAAATGGAGCAGCTGGAGGAGTTTATAGATTAAAAGCTGATGGAACTTTAGATACTAGTACTACAGGTAATCTAACAAATTACTGGCAAGCAGTAAGAAATACAAGCACCACTCCTTCTGATAGTAGCACAGATTGGCATAGAATAAGGGTATATGGAACTTATGCAAATTCAAATACTTACTATGCATATAATGATGATAGATATAATGATTATGTATTACACAATAATTTATTGTGGAAAGCAAAAAGAACACAAGCGTCAGGCGGAAGTCAAGTAGCTCCAAGTGACACAGCAAGTGACTACTGGGAAAGAGGAGATGTCTGCGGTAAGAGATTAAGTTCTTGTAAATGCAGATTTGGATTCAATCCTATAAATTCAGGAAATACAAGTAGCACAGGAAAAGCGACAAAAGATAGTGAACTTAAACTACCATACGGAGGATTTCCAGGTGCAAGAAAGTTTAAGTAACCTCTTACCTGAGATATATTCTCACATGGCAAAAGAGGCTCCAAGGGAAGGTTGCGGACTCGTAATAGATGGACCAAAATTTATTCCTTTAGAGAATATAAGTAAAGAGAAAGATCACTTTACAATCGACCCAAAAGAATTCGTCAAGTATTCGATGATTTCTAAAATATTATATGTAGTCCATAGTCACTACATGCAAGATTGTAAACCAAGTGAGCATGATAAGAACAACTGTAAAGCGATAGGTATACCGTATTTAATAGTGTCCTATCCAGAGAAAAAAGAGTATATTTATGACCCAAGTTAAATTATTAGGAGAATTAGGAGATAAATTTGGAAGCGACTGGTCTTCCAATAGTAAATCTATGCGTGATATTTTTAAATTAATTGACTGTCAAGTTGAGGGATTTAAGGAGTACTTACAAGATTGTCACGAAAAGAATATTGGGTTTACTATACAGAATGGTGAAGATTTTATTGACTATGATGATCTGCTTCTCTGTGAGGTAAAAGATACAGTTATTATTTCAGCAGTTCCCGCAGGTTCTGGAAAAGGACTCGGAAAGATACTTGCAGCGATAGCAGTAATTGCAGCTATATTTTTATTTCCTGGTACATTTGTTGTAGAAGGTGCAGGAATGGGATTTAAACAAGCAGTTGGTCAAGCTATGACAGCAGGTTTAACAATACCAGGTAACTTAGTTGTATCTTTAGGAGCAAACTTAGCAATCGCAGGATTAACAGAAATGAGCGCACCAGATGCAGGGGATATGACAAGTGACCCTTCATTTCTATTTAACGGAGCAGATAATAGTATAGAACAAGGTAAGCCTGTTCCTGTACTTTATGGAAAAATGAAAATTGGAGGAACTCCAATCAGTCAGCAGTTCACTCCAGGAAGAATAAAAAATGAAAGAGGATATGTGTATTTATCAGGAGATACTGATTATATAGGTGGAAGATACGTAGGTAGTAGTAGCGGTGGTACTATTGGCGGAAGCGTTGGAGGAGCTGCAGGAGGCTCAGGAGATATTGATGGAGGCACCATACCAGGAATATTGAATTAATTATGGCAAAATATACAAGTGAACCGTTTGGAGTAAAAACTAAAGCAGACCTGGCAAGACCAGAAAAAGACCAATTTGCAACAACTTATGATATATTAAGTGAGGGGCCTATTGAAGGTCTTGACAATGGTTTATCTTCTATTTTTATTAATGATATTCCACTAATACAAGAACAAGCAGAAAACATACTTAAACCAAGAAGGTTTAAAGCAAGTGTCACAGCAAGTACAGCAACTATTACAAGCACTCAGTTCGGAGAAATTGATGCTCTTAGTTTTCAAAATAAAACAGGATTAAGTTTAGGTGCAAGAAAAATTGCAATAGAAAAAGCAGGAGCAAAGGGAACAGGCATAGCTTCTGCAACAGCAGATGACTTTACAGTTACAACATCAAGTGCTTACTTTACTGCAACTATGTTAACACAATGTAGACAAAGTGCAGTACCGATATATTTAAGAATTGCAGGAGCAGGTCCAAATGGATCAGAACTTCGAACAAAAGTTACAAAATTTACTAGTACAACTGAAGTAGAAATTGCCGATGCAATTGCTACAACTGTTTCAAATGTTGATATTTTCTTTGATCATTTTTGTAATCTATCTTCTATTAGTGGAAATGTTGGTACAGTTTCACCAGTACCTGTATCAACTGTAAGTAATGCAAATATTCAAGTTAGTACTCCATTTACAGATGGATTAAATTTATCAAGTCTATTTAATTTCAAAGATGTAGAAATTGGATTTCGTGTTGGTAATCATATACAACCCCTTCTTAGCCCAAGTGATAGCGAAGGTACTTCAACTTTATTTACACCGAACATACAGTTAGAACAATCAGATTTGCGAGATGTTATAGGAACAACAGGAAACTTAGCAGCAGACTATAACGATGAATTAGACGAGCCTTCACAACCAGAAGGATCATCAGCAGATACAGTTTTAAGTGCTGCAGCTATGGGAGTTACAGCAGCAAGTGAAGTTGATGAGGTACATCTAACTTTTGCATTTCCACAGTCTCATGCTATAAAACAATCAAGTGGAGCAAAAGGCGCTTCTTTTGTTGAACTTCAAATCTTTTTTGAGTATAGTACGGATAATGGAACTACATTTACTTCTGAACTTGCTTTTGGACCAAGTAATAATGATGTGTTAACTCGTTCTGATGGTAGAGACGGAAGAAATGTAAACTTTGTTATAAATGGTTCAACTAATATTCCAAATAATGGTTATATAAAACCAAATCCAGCACAATTTACAAGTTTCATTGAAGAATTTAAAATAGATACAAGAGAATTTCAACCATTTGATACTTACAGAATTAGAGTAAGAAGAATTACAGATTTAAACTTTAAAGATAAATCTTATCAACACACAAACCCATGTACTCTACAATCAGTAGATAATATAGTAAAAGATAAACTTTACTATCCATACACTTCTTATGCAAAACTAGGATTCAATGCAAAAGATTTCGATAGCAATATTCCAGTTCGAAGTTACTTACTGAAAGGTAGAAAAGTTAAAGTTCCTACAAACTACTTTACAAGAGATGAAAATAATGGAGCAGCTACTTATACAAGAAATGTTTCTTCAGGAGCAGTTGAAAGTACATATCAAACATGGGACGGTAATTTTAGAGGAGATACCACTACTTTTAATGCATCATCAGTAAACTTTGATGAAGTGTATACAGATAATCCAGTATGGATATTCTATGATTTACTAACAAACACAAACTATGGACTAGGTCAATTTATAGATGCAGATCAAATTGATAAGTATGAATTATTTAGATTGGCAAAATTCTGTGACGAAGAAGTAGATGATGGAGAAGGCGGAACAGAGCCTAGATTTACATGTAATGTTTACATAACACAATCAACAGAAGCAACAAACTTAATTAAACAACTTGCTTCTGTATTTAGAGGAATGGCAATATGGATGGACGGACAAATTACTGCTATTTCTGATAGACGTCAAAATCCAGTTTATACCTTTACAAAAGCAAACGTAAAAGACGGTGTATTCTCATATGAAGGAACAGGAGAAAAAACAAAAGTAAATCAAATAAAAGTTACATGGAATGATCCAGCAGATAATTACAAACAAGCAGCAGAATATGTTGAAGATACACAAGCTCTTATATCAAGTGCAACAGGTAAAGCACCTCGACTCATAAGAAAAGAATTACTTGCATTTGGTACTACATCAAGAGGACAAGCACATAGATTAGGTAAATGGAAATTATTAAGTGAACAAACAGAGACAGAGACAGTAAGTTTTGTTACTGGGCCAAATGCAATAGGACTTAAACCTGGAGACATAATTGCAGTTCAAGACGCAGACAGAGACAGAGCAAGTTATTCAGGTCGAGTATCAAACACAGGAACAAAAAATACAACTACAATTCCACTAGATAGAAGTGTGGTTATTCCTGCATATAGTTCTTCTTTTCCACCTCAACTATTACTTATTTATCCAGAAGGTGGAGCATATTTAAATCAAGATAGCGCAACAATTAGTAGTGTTGATTATTCAAAAGGGGATTTAATTCCTTCTGTAACTTCTTCTTCAGCAGCAGCAAATTTAACTGATGATTCAAATAATCATGTAGATGTTTACTGGTCAGAAAATGCAAGAATAGAATCAAAAACAATATCAAGCCCAGGAACTAGTGGTGGAACAGTTAGTAGTTTAACTGTATCTGATGCATTTAGTGCAGCTCCAAATGCAGAAGTAATGTGGAGTCTGCGAATATTTAATACTGACGGAACAGAAGCAACAGGTACAGTAAAAGAATATAAATTAATCAATATAAAAGAAGCAGAAAATCAAGAATTTGAAATAGTAGGTGCAGAGTATAATAAAAATAAATTTGACTTAATAGAAAGAGGTTATGTAATTGATCCACGACCAAATGATACTTTTCCAAATCCAGAAGATGAAGTTCCAGCACCTGCTCATATTACATCTAAACTAACACCTTCTGAAAACGCAGAACAAGATACTACAAATAGTAATTTTAATATAGGACATGACGTTAATCTTGATTGGGATTACCCAGAAAATAGTGACGGATCAAGATATGGTTTTGTAAGTGGTTTTGAAGTAAGACATAATTTTAAAGGTAAATTTATAACTGAAAGAGTAGAAACTCAGACTCAAGGACTTGTTGTAGAAAATGTAAAAGGCGGAACATATGAAGTAGAGATTAGAACAATTTCAAGTATAAATACTTTCTCCCTTCCTACAAAAAGAACAATAGAATTTAGTCAATTACACTTTACAACTCCAACAGCTCCAACAAAACAAGGTAAAGTTCCAAAAGGCGGACTTATAACTGCTCCACTAAGTATAGATGCATCTACTGGTAATGCTTCAGTTAATGCTAAATCTAGCTCAGGAGGTAGTTTCCAATTTACAAATGCAAATGGAGAAATAAAAACTATTGATTCTACAGATACGGCTATGTATAATACCACAACCACTTTATCTGCAGGAAATCAGGGAGATGGAACTTATCAACTCTTAGTTGATGATAGTGCCACTGCTTTAAAATATGTAAATGAAAGAACAGATACATCAGCAAGTCCTGCATTTACTTATTTTAAAAATGCAGGGTCAAGTACAGGACTTACAACTAGAACAGGTACAATTACTGTTGAAAGAGGTTCAAATAAAATTACAGGTAGTTCTACAACTTTTTTAACTCATTATGAACCCGGTGATACATTCCATATTGACAACGGATCAAGTACAACACAAGCAACAGGAGCATCCTCTTCAAATTCTACAACAGTAACTTTATCTGCATCAAACTCAAATATAAAAGTAGGACAAACAGTTACAGGAACTTTCTTTGGTACAGATGAGTCTACTTATACAAATCTAGGCGGAAGCCCGGTAAAAACAGGAGCAGGAGAAGTATTTGTTACTGCTATAAGTGGAACAACTCTTACTGTTTCAGCACCGATTACAGTAGCAAATGGAGTTACTCTAACATTTACTCCAAGAAGTTCATATAAAACTGTCTCCGAAATTGTTTCAGACACTTTAATGTTTCTTGATGAAGCAGTTGAAAGAAAATATGAAGGAGCAGTTCATAAGGAACTATCTTTCAAACCTGATACAATAAAAGATACAATCATTGCAGATGTAAAACGAACAACAATATTAGGAAATACTACTTTTACACTATTAAATGAGTATGTAGACTATCCAGTTGCAGAAGAATCTCTAACTTTTGATAGATTAGACCCAGATATGGTCGTAACAGAAAGCGAAGGAATTGGCTCAAATGACAATGATACAACTCTTCCAACATCAGCAGCAGTAAAAGATTACGTAGATACTCAAATTACAGCAGAAGATTTAGACATAGCAGGAGATACAGGAACAGGAGCAGTTGATTTAGATTCACAATCACTTACAATTGCAGGTACAACAAATGAAATAGAAACTTCTGCCTCAGGACAGACAATCACAGTAGGATTACCAGATGATGTAACAATTAGTGGAGACTTTACCAGTTCGGGAGTAATCAAAACCGACCTTATCCAAAGAGAAGGTGATGGTTTGAGTGCTTTTTCATTTCTTGATTTTGATATGGATACTGGAGGTAGTGCAGGAACTAATAATGTAGTTCTTGGTGGTGTGAATAATCTTGATTTCTTAATAGATACAAACAATAACGGGACTACTGGTGCTTTTGTGTTCGGTAAAGATGCCACAAATATGTCAGCAGGTACGCAGTTAATGACACTTGATGAATCGGGTGATTTGTCTGTAACAGGTAATGTTATAGTAGGTAACGATCTAATTGTTAATGGCACAACCACCACACTGAACACTGCCACCCTAGATGTAGAAGATAAGAACATTACGCTTAATTACGGAGCAGGCGACACATCTGCTTCAGCTAACGGAGCTGGTATCACTATCCAAGATGCAGTTAATTCAACTACAG